CTCTGGCTCTGGCGCAGGGATTCTATTTTTAGCAACACGGTATTGTAAGGATCACAGTCTTCTGGATCATCATTTGCATTACTGCCGCTACACGTACCATAATATTTGCGCTTTTTTCGAAGCCATGTTATTAATGGAATTAACATCAGCTCCCGCTCCTGCTTCGCACCCTCTGCCCGTAACGCTGCCTGTGCGGATGGGTGGAGGGAGCAACCGTGTATCTCGATCCAACTCATTGTGATTGGATGAATCGTGCAACCATTTACGCCACAAATATCATCGCCGGGGCACGAGTCATCAAGTGGCGATATCTCATGGTTTGGGCAGTTCTCGCAGTGGTATTCGCTATCGGTCATGGTTTCCCCACCTTCGCAACCGCCACTTTCACGCACTGGTCAATCATGTTATCCACTTCTTCCTGTACCCTCACTCTGGCAGATTCGATATCCGATTCCGGGAATCTGAACGTCACTTCTGCTTCACGGATTATGATTGTCGCTTCGTAGATTGGCATTACTTCTTCACCTCGGAACGCAGGGACTCAAGGTAATTCTCTGGATGATATCGGAAGTCGGCCATAATATCAAGAATTTCCGATTTTGTTCTTCCGATACATTGCCGACCAAGTTCGATTAATAACTCAATCCGGAAACAATATTTTTTTACTTCCGTCATACCTCGCTCACTCCTCCTTCCTGCTGCTGACTAGATGGGGTCGTGGGAACATCACGAGTATTTCTGCAACCCCCTTTCCTGATGATACAACCACCCCGTGGCGCGATACCGACCATGTTTCTTCCCGCATATCAATCCCGTGATATCGGATACCGCTGTTTGGATAATGGGAGCGTCTTGCAATCTCTCTTACCAGTTCATCCAGAGGCACCGGGGTGAGATCATATTTCGGATTCATCGGGCACCGCCTTTGGTGCTTGGGTGTTGCGTTGTCATGCCCTCACGCTCCGGTGTTGGTGCGCCGGGAAATAATCCGGGCATTGATTATCCCTCGCGGCTTTCTGGATCGCCATATACACGAGGTTGAATTCTCCGGGGATCCCGAGATCGTCAAGGAGATGGTGGATCTGCTCCATCGTGGTGGGTTCGTTGATGCAGGTGGCACACTGGATCATGCTTCGCTCCCGACCGCCCATGCCGCAAACCATCCGGCACAGAACGCACTAACGGCTACAAGAATGATTGTGATGTCTGTGGTTGTCATTTCTTCATCGCCTTCTTTTTCGCCTCAAATATATCACACATCTTTTCTGCCTTGGTCCTCGCATATGGGCATTTGGTCCCTATCCTCGACAACCCGCAGGAGCCCCCGATGTGGTGGAACTTGCAGGGGTGCTTTACCTTTTTCTCCCGGCGTTTCTTCGCCTGCTGTGCGTTATAGTCCCTAACTGCCTGCCCGAACCGCTCCCGGCTCTCCTGTTGGATCCGCCTCTCCTCCTGGTGCTTCTCATAATAGCAGGACCAGCATTCCTGATCCCGGTCGAGGATATACGAGAGTTTCCCTTTCTTCAGGCATTCCGGACAGGGTTTCATGCCCCGCTCATACTGCCGGTTACAGCTCAAACAGGTGATTTCCATATACTGAGGGTTCCAGGTCAGATAGAGCTCTTCGGATGCGTAGAGGTGCCGGCTGGTGTGGTTGATGGTGAGCCGGGTGATCTTCTCATCGCCTTTGCTATTGATCCATGGCTGGTTGTGATGCCGGCCGCAATAGACGCATTTGGCCTCTGGGGTGTGAGCGTGCTCTTCCAGGAGCGCTTTCCATCGCGGGGACCGTCGCCATTTATCCTGCATCTTTCGACGGGTTGCCACGCGTCGGGTTTGCGGGTTCGTGCACATTCCATCGTCGCTCATTCTTCACCAACTGCATTTTTGATGGCTTTCCAGCATTCACGCTGTATTGGTCTCTGAATTGATCCGTCGTCAAACCCGGAATCCATCAAGATAGCGTCAAGGTGTTTGTAATGATCGTACACGTATTTCAGATTACAGTACGCATCGGCCATCTCTTGAGATGTAAACCATGCAACAATAACATGGTGCTGGTCATCCCGCACCCCCCAAACACCATCCTCTCCGATAAATTCGGTTCGATAAATTCCTCTCATGGGTCCATCCTCTTTTCCGCGTGCGCCTTGACGAGTTGCTGCATCGCTTTAAGACCCCCTTCGTAATCTTCTTCAGTCATAAGATCCGCATCCGTTGCCCCGCATTTTCTGCGCTTGTTCGTTGGCTGTCCGCTTGAAGTGTTTGCCGGACAGGATACGACGCTGTGATCGATCATATCCGGCCCTCCAAAAAGTCCCGGACCCGTTCACAGGGGTAAATTGCGCAACATTCCCCGATACACAGCGGGGTGCCTGCCTCTGTGCACGCTTCGGTATATCTCGGGAGAGAGAGTTTGTACCCACCACTGCTGATTGGTATCCAGTCGTATGGACAGTTCACAACCTGCACCTCTCCGGTTTCCGGGTTCCGGCGCATGAATCCGGTGGGTTCTTCCGGCATCATGGCAATCCCGCCATCCTATCGATCTGCGCTTGTTCGTTGGCTGTCCGCTTGAAATGTTTCCCGGTCACCAGTTTCCCGGTACTCGGCCGGATCAGCTGGGGATAGTCCCATTCTCCCGTTTTCTCATCATAGTGCTGATCGCATTCCCCCAAAAATACGCATGGGTGCGGGCCATCGGTGCATTGACCGGCTCGGTACATCCCGATCCTAACACTGCACGTTGAGTCGTGCCTGGGATTAACTCTCATGCCTCGCACCTCTGCCAGTGCCTCGACATGTGCCCGCCGGTCTTCTGGAAGTTGTTCGCCTTGAGCCAGTTGGTGATGATTTCCTTATGCAGGCCGGTTGCATCAACGATCTCATTGGTATAGATGCCGGACGTGGTTTCTATGGCCGCGACTGCTTGTGAGATGGCCTCGTGGTGGAGTTCATGCGCGAGGGTCATACCGGCATCTCCCGCCGTTTCTGCTGCATTTTCCGGCATAGTTCCGCGTATGGCGTGATGTCCTCTTCAATACTGCATTGCTGGGCCGGACATCCTAGTGCCGTGCCCCCGCAAAAGCCATTGTCGTTTGGCAGCGATGGGCAGGGTTTGATATTCCCGTTTGTCATGATTCTGCCCCCACTTTCTGCCATAGTCCACGTTGTGAGGGGATTTTTTCTACATGCGGGGATATCCGGAGTGCGGCCATGACCTCATACGTGCTCAGGTTCAGCGCCTTGGCGATATCCGACGATCTGAATTGCGCGTCTGCCGGGGATTTGGAGATCCATTTCGTGATCCGCTCTTCGTTGGTTACGTGGTTCGGCATCATGCATCACCCACAGGAGCGGCTTCTTTCTCCGGATCAATCGAGTATGGTTTCGGCATCCGATCGTATTTCCAGAAGGGAATTGATTTGAACAGACCCCTCCGGTTCCCCCATCGTGCTAATGCCCTCACCATCGGGGATCCACCCTCCCACGGCATCACGTAAGGCATCGCTCCATATTCTTTGAGTTTGTTGCACCGGTACAAGTCTTTGCAAAAAGGAACGTTTTCGCGGCCCGATAACACAAAGAAACTCACATTTCTTTTTACATTTATTCCGGCATCTTTCAGCATATCGATTCCGGCTTTAACGACCGGTTCAAGCTCCACATTGTCCCATGCAAAACGCATCTGCTGATCGACGAATCGGATCCGCTTCAGTTGCGCGGCAATTTCCGGGGTTAATAAGCGGATATCCAGACCCTGCGTGATATCGATCCGGACCTTATTTTCAATTGCCCAATTTGTATTCTCAAAGAACCATTCCCGATCTGCAAGGATGTTGTTATCCAGTAATTTACAGGATTTAAACCGGAAATCGTGAAACTCCCCCATGTGCTGTGCACGCCTGAATTTTCCCTCTTTTTCATGGACGATGCAGAAATCACATTTCCTGGGACAACCCCGCGAGGTAAATCCCATAGAATATGATTGAAACGAGTAAAGGTCATAGTCTGGTTTCATGTGCTCCATAAGATCCGGGAGTTCTTCGTTCCACAATGTAACCCCGAATCCAGACCCTCCAAACCATCGTGTATTATCGTTGGTGTTGAGGACCTCTCCGATCGCGTTCAGGCGATTCTTTGTGAAGACGCATGATATTGCTGTGAGATTCGGGTTTTCAATGTCAAATCCGACGGTGTACCCCACTGACTTATACCACGCGGATATCTTCATCAGTGCGAGATTTGGGAACGGGATCCCGCGCCGCTTCTTTTCACGATACTTAAGATCGACATCGATCAACTTCACTTTCATAAAATTCCCTTCCGGTACTTTGATCCGGTTGAAAAGGTAGGAGTGTTTGATCCGGGGAGATGGGGGATGCTGCCGTATGCTTTCCCGTTGAGCGGTTTTTCTGGGTTCATCATGCATCACCCACAGGAGCGGCTTCTTTCTCCGGATCCTCTTTCAGCTCAGCAAAGAGGCAATCAATGTCGGACCACCGTACTGCATTCTCCTCGTGATATTGCATCTCGTATTCTGTTACAAGTGCTTTGAGTCGTTTGTATATTTTATCCCGTTCGTCTTGTCGGATCTCTTTGTCGTGCCGCTCTTCGTCTTGCATCTTTTGCTCAAGATACCGGTCCGGATCGTCTTGTCCGCAATCGATACCACTACAGTGATCGCATTGGCAATGTCTGTGCATTTCCGTCATTCTGCATCTCCTTCTGTCAATGGTGTACCGGCATCCATATCAATCTGATAGGTGCTGGCAGGGTAATTCTGATCCGGGTCTATCGGCAACTCGATCAGGCACTCGTCGCATAGGTCATGCGCCCGGTTCTCCGGGTCATAATCTCCAAGCAGTTCAAACGATGCACCGCAATGCTTACAGGACCTGGTGCTTTTCTTTTGCGGCACTTTGATGCGGAGCGTGGAGTTGTTCGGATCCATTTCCGGCATCACGTAATCTTTTGGTAGTTCAGCCGGGTGAAACTCAAGGTTCCCGTTTTCGTCAATTCTCGGCATAATAATCAATCCTCTGGTGAGCAATCGTCGAGCATTTCTTCAGACCAACCGCGTTCAATTTCAGAGACTTGAGATTCTGAAAGCCCGATTGACACGAGATCCTTACGGCATTGAGATAGCCCTTGAGTACCCTCACCGATCTTTTTCCGGGCATACTTATACCGGATTTTGATCGCGGACAGATCACGGGGATTGCGTTTTTCGAGGTATGCGTTGATACTGCACCGGATGAAATCAGCTTGAGAAAGACCTGATTTATTGATCTCATCAAGCTTTTCCTTTTCGATGAGAACATGGATCTTTTGAGCGTTGAAGATCCGTTTTGGTCTTGTTCTCGGCATTGAAGACCCTCATTCATCGTCATTCTTGTCCATAGGCATGAGGAAAACATGACCGCACTCCTGGCATTGATATCTTTGAAGCCTCCCAAATTGTTTTGTGATCTGGGTACCAGCTTTCACCACCCTTTCTGATTTACAGTCTTTACACTTCATATGATCATATCTGTATATTTATTGATATTTAATAGTTACTATCCTTCATTTTTTGACTATGGTATATCACGGTCCCACATGATTTTTAGTTTTCAGGTGATAAACCCCACTACGGTATACTAGATACCTCTTGTTTCCAGAGTGTGCGGGTAAATCCTACTCGCTCATCACAATGTATATATAATTATAGCGCTAATCATACACTAGAGCGTTTTTTTAATTTTTTTATTTTGGTGGGAGCGTAGCGAAGGCAACCAGCAGAAAGTGAGTGGTATCTAGTATACCATAGTTGGATCACAGACGTAAAAATCAAAAAGACTATGGTATAATTGGATACCATTATGGTATATTACGATACCATAGTTGGGGCGATTACGGGCAATAGGACATTGATGTATGTACGAATAAAAGGAAAAAGATTGTCCCAAATGGGATCAATCGAGGGCATACTTCCGATAATTCGATCCGGTTGAAAAGATAGGAGTGGCATGGATCGCCCTCTGGATCTCTTCCAGGGAATGCCGGCCAGGGCAAAAATAGATCTGTTGCCCGGTGGGAAGCAGCACGGCACATCCTTTCCTGATGTAATCTTCACGATTTGCGAGTACTGGGAGGTGCGCACCACAGCATACGCATGTCACGATCAGCGGATCAGTCGGCATGTTTTCGGTCCCTAATCTCGCAGTCATACCTACAATCATCCGGGTGCTGGCAGATCCCCCTCCATGAGCCGCATATCCAGTCGCCACACCGATCACGCTTTGAGAGGGGGCAGATCATCGGAACCCCCGACGGCAGAACCCACGTTTTCTGATGATTTCGCAGTCGCCCGGATTCCGGGGATTGCAACAAGCGCAACTCCCATAATCCCTCCTCATATGACAACCCATGAACGTCAGCGGAATATCTCGGAGTTTCGGCACGTAGGGGCGGTTCATGGTTTGACGCTCCTTTGCCAGAACACTCGTTTATCACGGTCCATCTTTTGATCTTTTGTTCGGTACTCGTGGCAGATCATATATCCCCCTTTTTCATCATCTGCCAAACCAATTGCATTGTCCTGGCATTCAGAATGGTGGAGGCATAGGTCTTCAGTGCATCCAACCGGAACCACGGAATATGTTACGTTTTTCCGGATTCCGAGTGCTTTTAGCGCATCGTCGTTTTCACTCATCGCAGCACCCTCACAGCCTCATCGACACTCACGAGCGGCACACCAGGCATCTCTCCGCGTCTCCGGGCAACATACCGGTCCCGGCTCTGCTTTGCTGATACTGATGAGGTTGACGAGCGTTTGCCGGATACAATGCGGGAGCGGGTCATTCCGGCTCACGCTCCGTTGGCTCTGGCTGTGCGAGACGGAGGGATTCCAAATACCTTACTTTCTTCCCGGTCGAAAGAGCGTATTCAATTTCCCTCTGTGTGGAATCTCCAATATATCCCCCGACATCGAGAACAAAAATCTCATCTGAGAGATCTATTTTCCGCAGGTGGAGAAAGTCCAAATCTCTTTTCACGTCATCGATTGGAAGGTCCACAAGGATGTCTTCATACCCCTCTTTCAGTGAGAGCCCGCATGAGAGAACGATGTTTCCTTGCAAAGTGAGGATCGCGTTCTGGCGGATATATTCATCCCAGAACTTGACGCTTCCGCAAAGGGTGATGACTTTTCTTCCCTGCGTTAATCGTGCTCTCTCCGCTTCCGTGGCCTGTGCTATTGCTTGCTGCATCTGGACCGGTGAATAGATCCGTGAGTGCTGGCAGGTCTCCTCACACACTGGAGTACGACATGGGCATGATGGATCGCATGTCTTATCTGGTAGCAGGGGCCGCGCCGCTTCCCGCCGCTTCCGTGCCTGCGCTGCAATGCGGGCATCGTGCTCTGCAAGGGTTGCGTGAATTTCTTTGTCGTGGAAATGACAAAACTCAACACCATTGCGGATTTCTTTATGAAGACAATAATGATAGTTTGGAATACGTTCTGTTGGCTGGCCCCGCGCCTCCTTCACCGCTCGCCAGAGTTCCCCGGCAATCGCATAGATCGCGGCACTATCACCAGACTGCCCCCACCCCGGATCTCCTAGACAGACATCCAGGTGCTTGTATTTTTCATACACTTCTTCAATCGTACTCATGATCCACCTCCATTGATATACTTCAACATCTCTTCATCCCGCATACCCGCGTTCCGTCTGCGAGCGTGAAGTAGTCGATGCAATCGGAGGGGGTCATCAGTAACACTCCTGAAATTTTGATTGCACTCCGTTGCTGTGGATGTTGTAATCAGGAATGATTTTTTGAAATGCGTCCTCACCATATGCGGGGGAAAGTCCGGCATAAGCGCGTGTCTGATTCTCTGCCAGCATACCCTCCAATGTGATTCTCGCGCACAACATCTCAGCCTCAACTTTTAGGCGGACCCATGCGTTAAACTCGTCCGGTGTCATCCTCTCACGCCCTTTTTCTCGCGCTTGCTGGTAGGACGTGGCGCCGGGACGTTTGTTTTGTCAATCTTCTCGCGCAACTCTGCAAGTTCTTTGAGCAGGCGCCCGGCTGTTACGGCAAGGCTCTCCCCATCAAGGGATCTATTCCCTAAGTACGCTTCGGTCTTTTTGTTCACCCAAATTGCTATTTGTGGCATACTACTAGTATAGTATATACTGGTATATAAGGTTACTTAAATGAGTTTTTACCGTCTGAAAAAGAGGGATTATTCCGGCTCATAATATCCGCATTGCATCTCTTCACCGTCATTTGACAGCCCGCCAAAAAGGGAACACCCGCAGCAATCGCCAACATCTTGTGTTCCGCCGTATTCTGGATTCGGACATTCTACTGTCCGTTTGACATCAAGTCTCATCTTCGTTCACCTCCTCGCTCTTTCCGGTAGTGCCTGCTTCTCCAGGACTTCCGCGAACGCATCATACATCTCGTTTTTGTGCCGCCGTAGTGCCGCCGCCTGCATCAGCTTGGGATCGGTTCCGGTAAGTTCGGCGATTTGCGCGGCCTCTCGGAGATCGTCTGATACTACTTCATCCAGTTCGCGGGATTCTGGTTGTGCCAGCACGATCTCTTTCTTCCGGTACATCTGAAGGAGCCCCGGGATATCCTGCCTGAACCTGATGATTGCGGCCTTAGCTTTCGGGAGGACCTTTCCGGTACTGATCCGCGATAGCAGAGAATACAGGCCAATCTCATTCACCCAGTAATCCCCTTCGTCGTGTGACAAAATGTCACCGGGGATGGCGGAATCTCCGAAAAAATCCCGGTTGCGCTGGATGTGCCGGTACAGTGTGGTCCGGTCCAGTCCGAGCGCGAGGCCCAGATCTTTGCAGGGCATCCAGGTTTCCCCGTTTCTTTCAATGATCCGGATCTCCTTGCCCCCAAATATCGTTGGAACGATGAGGGCTTCGGTCATTCTCTCACCGCGATAACGCAGATGTCAACCGGCTCCGGCTCATCGATCATGTCTTCATCATCGAATAGGGCAGATTTTTCAACGAATACTTTTATCACCGGTTGATAGTCGTAATCGCTATCTTCAGAAGGCCCGAAAACTTCCAAGTCTTCCGGCATTGTTTTGAGTTGTTCGATCAATTCTTTGACTTTCATCATCGCTCACCTACTACGAGTTCCCGCCAAACGGGAATATTCCTCTCCTTTGACCACGGGCATGTGTCCGGGCATTCTGCAAGCTGTCCGGCACGCGGGAGTACGCAGGGATCATTGGGATCGCATACGGAGCACTGGTAGATGGTCATCAGTACATCCCCGGCTTGCAACTATCTTTTACAAACGTATTCAGATCGGAAAGAGTTCCTCCCTCACATTCGGGTGTGCAGAACATATCTCCATCGTAACATGGATTCCCGCAATTCATGCAGCGGTTCGTTGGTCTTGGGATCTTTCCATTATCCAGCGCCACGAGCCCGATTGCGCACGGTCTGCCGTCTTCTGCTCCCATGCGTTCCTGTTTACACTCTTTCGGGCGCGTCGGATATATTTTGCATGAGCAAAGGCCGTCAGCCCTCGTCTCAAGATTGGGACACGGTTCTGACGGTCCGATCCCGTCATTATGATTACCCGGCCAGATTTCGCGGCAACAATATCCGCACCTGAGGCAACCCATCTTACGCCCCTCCTTTCCGGACAATCCAATCACCCACGATCTCTGCCTGATCCATCACGGCTTTGATCCGCAGATAGTAGGGCATATCTGGGAAATCGGTATCACGGACCAGTTCAACACAGCTCTTAAAAGCACTCTGGTACGCAATCGGCTTCTCATTGCGTTGCGGTCTCCCGCCTCCCGGCGGCTGGTGTGTCGGCCAGTCTTCGGGGCGCTTGAAGTACGTTTGATCGATGACCTTCCAGAGATCCCCGGACTTCTCCGCGCTGATAGACACAAAGAACCACTGCTTTAGCCGGGCCATGCTGTCATTCAGCGGGCCGGCCCACATCATCGGGTGCCGCACACCGGCCTTGTCTTTGACCTCAACCGTGTGCGTTCCCTGATCAATGGCGACGATCTGCCCTTGCACGATCTTTGTGGTTGCCTCTACAGGGTCTTTCGGTGCACCTGCCAGCTCTTTCACATACGCATCGTTTACGGCTTTCCGTGCATCCCCCGCCGCGTTCTCCGCATCGATCACCTTCTGCGCTTCTGATGGTGCCACCGGCTCAGGCCAGATCTTTGAGATTTTGCCGTCTTTCGTCGTGAAGCACACCCGCGCCTTCTTTTCGATGTTGTCCAAATATTTCTGCACGAAATCCAAGATCGTGAATCCTTTGTCTGTCTTCTCTCCATCAACAAGGATCCGGCACCCCCGGAACCCGGTGCCCTCTTTGTCCGTCAATACTCCGTGATTTGTTGGCGCTTCCGTCATGATTCACCGTCCACTGTGATGATCGTTACCGGACCGTGATACTTTTCAAGGATTACCGTTCCGCTTTCATCTGACTTCTGGATGAGATACGATTCTCCCCCAAGCACAGGATACCCGGTTACCCCTTCGCGTGACAGCAACTCGCCGATCAGGTCATCAGTAGAGATCGCTGCAAGTATTGCCTGCAATGCCTCTGCTGCATGGTCTGCTGATTTGCTCATTGCTTTTTCACCACCATATACTGATCCGGCGCTTGAGTTGTCGCAACCACTCCTTGAGCAGCGTTTAGGATCACCGGCTTGATCAGCTTGTCAGCCACACTCACGGATACCTTTTCACCGGCGTGCGTGATTTTTAGATTAAGATCGTCGATTTCCAACTGTTTTATGATTGCATATTGGTCCGGGAACACTTCGCGGAACTTATCGGGGTTGATCGTTCTGACGATCCGGCCCGCTTTGACATCCAGCCGGCAATTCTCGTCCTCTGCGATCTGTTCCTTGATTGCGTAGTCCAGGGCCTCTGTGCGCTTCTGCATGAGATCCTTGATCTGATCCTGCAATAGTGCGATCTGCCCGTCAATATCCCATACGCGGGTGAGCGGGTTGATGATCACGGTTTGCGGCAGCGGGCAATCGTTCAGGCTGCGCTGCTCCTCGCGGGCATCCATCACTGCACCCCCGCAATCGCTTCCCGGGCCGCAATCGCTTCTGTCAGCGCATCCCGGAGTCCCTTCGCGTCGTCAACTGATATGTGGTACGTGCATTGGCCCCCGTCGAACCGGGTGCACAACAGGATCGGCGTTCTGTCGGATGCACTCCCGGAAAATGCAGAGATCCCGATGGTATTCCCTGTGATGGACGTTGGGAGATTCCGATCGTAGACCATCTTGATGTCGGACTCTTTCCGCTGTGCCTGTACCGCGTCAGCGTCGATGATCGCTGCTATCATGGTGCTCCCTCATATCCGCAAAGCCTGCATCGCACTGTACCATCCTTCCGGACGTTCATCCCGTATCCCTTTCCACATCTGGGACACCCCTTTTTCACGGCCTTCTTTTTTGTTGCCATGATTACTAATTAACCGTTAACCTAATAAATGTTTTTATTTATTTTTTTATCACGGAATACGACGGTAAAAAGAGGGGAAATTACAGCACAAATACCCGGCGCTTGGTTTCTTCCCGGCACCCCGCCCCCATATCGCACTTCCCCGTCATTGCGCACTCGTAGAACTGGGCGAACGCAAACCCATGACAGGGTATCGTCAATATCTCCACGGGCCGGGGCAGGCCGTAATTGATTTTCACAATACCGATATTTTGCATGGGATATAATAATGGTTGCGGTTCGATTGGGATTACCGCCCACTGTACCATTTCCGGATGAACGTGCCAGTCGGGGTGAACTGCTGAACACGGAAATTTTCCGTATCCCCAACATAAACATTATTGGTGTTTTTATCGACGGTGACATGCACTGCCATATTGAATTGCCCATCTCCATCCCCGGGGGTACCCCACAATACACCGAGATAAGTACCATGCTCGGTGAATTTTTGGATGCGGTAATTTAGTTTATCGGCGACATAAATATTATTTTCAGAGTCAAATGCAATTGTATAGGGGTAATATAGCAGCCCCGACGACCACGAACTTACTAATGTACCGGTAGGGGTGAACTCATCCATACGGGAGTGCCCGATAACGACAACCCAGATATTCCCGGTTGTCGGAGATACCGTGCATCCGAAAGAACTTGGATCAAGACTCCATTTTGTTATGAAATGCCCGGTAGAGTCGAATTTCTGGAGGCGTTGAGAGTCCCGGTCAACAACGTACACATATCCGTCCGAGTCAACTGCAATCCCGGCAACATCCAAACTAAATTGTCCATCCCCTGTACCATTCGATCCCCACTGGAGGAGGTATTGCCCGGCGGATGTGAATTTTTGAATACGATAGTTATACAGGTCTGAAACGTAGATATTTCCCGACAAATCAACAGCCACGCATTGCGGCACGTTAAACTGACCGTTTCCCGTACCGTAACTCCCAAATTTCCGCTTAAATCGTCCCGAACTGCTGTATATTTTTACATACGCTGTCGGGGGGGTTACTATTTGGCCGGCCCAGACCTGGATTATATCACCGGATGGCGTAGCAACAATTCCCTCAGCGTACATGTCAGTGCGGATATCTATGTCAGTGAGGATATCTGACTCGCCGCCCCCTGCAACCCCTACCAACTTTCCGTTCACACGTTTCACCAGCACAGTATCCCCGACGGCGGCGGAGGATATCGGGTACCCGTACCGTGATTTCTTCACCAATACGGTATCCCCTACAGCGGCGGATGTGATAGGGATTCCTGCCCGTTTCCCCCCGGGATTCGCCAGATCAACAGTATCCCCGACGCCTGCGCTCATGTTGGATTCCTGATGGTCCGCACTTCTCCCGATTCGGTTTTCACGGTCATCGTGCCGTTCGTCGGGTCCACCGCTGTCACTTCTGCCAGTTCGTCAGTGCCAAGTTTGTCCATTTCATTCTTCACAATATTCTGGATCTCGGTGATCGAATCAGTGAACACCCGGTTTAGGTTCAGATAGAATTTGAACTGTGTGTCCGGGATGATCGTGCATGTCTGGTCGTTGGTGCACCCTGCGTCGCGGTAATCGAACTTGATAGCCACTATCCGGTACGTTCCCGCCGCAATCTTCCCGCCGGCACTGAACACGAGTTTCTGGAGGATCCGGAGGTCCGACCGCATGGTAAACGTTACCTCGTAGGATTCAATCTGCACCGAATAATAATTGTAAATATCCGCACACCGGGCGTCGGCTTCCGCTTGGGAATTGAGCGAGGGATTAATCTCGTAATATTCGATGATCGGATCGCCGCCACGATAGCCGCCGGTTGGCAGGACACATTCAAACCATTTCCCGACGTGCGGGCCAAACGCACATTGGCATCTGACTCTGACTTGGTTGTATTTCTCGTCGCCTTTGCGTTCGTGCGTAGCCGGAGAAAGCAGGTATGCATCCGTTGCCCCGATTGTGACGGCGGCGGGGAGATCCAGCCCCATGGGTGCCGGGAGGTCGATATTGGCCTCCGGAATGAAGTACGCGGCGGTATACGCGGTGCTGCCGATCGTAATAGGCCGGACGGCGAAAATATAGTGAAGGTACTTGCAAATCCTCTCGATGATCTGCATTTTGGTCTCTTTTTCCGCGCAGTCAAACTCTATTGCTACGGGGTTACTGGTCGATGACCACGCGGTGAGGGGAGTGATACGATACGGATAGACGCCGGTGATCCGGTCGTAATCATCGCCCCCGAGCAGCCGGGTGATGTACGTGTCCGGGTTGATCACCGTGACAATGCCCGTCACATCGACTGCATACCCATCAGCAGTCCCGGTCGCAACCCCGTTCACGAGCAGGGTTTCCCCATCGGCGAAGAAGTGCCCGCCGTATTCCACCAGGGGGTTCAGGATCAGGAGGTGCCGGTGCCCGTCTGCAAACGCATCCTCTGTGACAATCCCATAACTCCCGGACGTCTGACCGTACACGGAATCCCCGACATTGAAAAAGTTTGGCCAGATATTGTTGTACCAGATCATGTATGTCTTGTTGGCAGATTGAGCGTCCGGGGTGAGCAGTACCTTATCATCCGCCGATGGCGTATTCACGGTCAAATACCAGCTGGGATCGTATGCCGTCAGGACCTCGTGATCGCCTTCTGCTGCCAGAGTCGCTTTACCGCTCGGGAAAAATCCCCGGAATACCAATTGCTGAACGCCTGCATAATCCGGAATCCATAGTTCAACCCATTTGAAATAGGTGTTCGGAATGTCTCCCGTCGTGGAATTGACATAATCGAACTGCGCCATCATCATCTTGTCCGACATGTTCATCGACGCGGTGCAACCCGTGAGGAGCGAGTTTGTCGCCGTGGGTGGGGGGGTAAAGATGTTGACCGTGGGGATGCCCGGCCGGGCATATGCCGTTACGGCAGCGGGATTAATCCCCCACGCGAGGGATTGGGAGGGGGTTGCGATCGCAGTTGCAGCGGGAACCTCAATATGCCAGTCGATGTCCTGCCAGTACATCACGGCCGGGAGGGTGACGGTATTCGAGGAAACCGCCCCAAACGTGCCTATCCATGTGTCGAAATTGTCGTTTGCACAGAGGGCATGACCCCCGCCGGTGCCGTTCAAAACCTCACGATGTTCAGGAGTACCGGATGCACCGGTAACAACAAGCGACCCTTGAGCATCCCCGGTGCCCCACGCCCCCGCTAATACGTTCACGGTAAGGACGGTCGCGGAACAGCCGGAATCGGCACCCGTAACGACATCACCGACAACAAACGCAACGTCTCCGTTGTTAAACCACAGCAGGGTTTTTCCCGTAATTCCCACGGATTCGTTGTCATCGAATGCCCCCGTGACCCCGCCGGTGTAAATCAGGCATTTGGCATCTCCTTGGATGAAAGCACCTTCCAGCAGGACATATGATACAACCGTGGCGGTCGCTCCGGAATCCAGCCCGTACAGCACATCCCCGGCAACAGGCTCCACAAAACAAGTGAGGTAGAGCCGGGTTGCGTCCGGGAATGCCTCCATATCCCAAGCGATCGTCTCCTCCGGCGTTCCGACCGCTGCACAAACACCCCCATCAACAACCAACGCAGTGAGTGACGGCCCCCACCAGAGATACGGATCATTGTCATACTTCGCCAATGCGTGACCACCAAGAGGATCGGTGAGGGCATCACCTAACGTTGTTACCTCGTAAATGGTATCAACAATCAGGCTCCCGGCAGCATCCCCCCCGGCCCATGAACCAGACGCAACAAACACCGCGAGAATGCGGGCTGTCATGCCCGAATCGGCGTCGGTGACTGTCTGCCCAACGGTGAAGGCAACCGAGCCATGATCGAAGTCGATCTCCCCTTTCCCCTCGACCCGCAGACAGTCAGATCCTGTTACCGAAAACACTCCCGAAACATCCTGAAGGACGATCGTACCCGCAGCATCACCAGCAGCCCATGAACCGGACGTGACCGCGACAGATACGACAATTCCGGTCACCCCCTCCTTACTGATCACCCGCTCTCCTGCGAGGGGTTCGATCATCCCGAACCCGAACGTAAATTCAGATGCTACCGGGAGCGTGATCGTCCAGTGCAGGGGATCGACAGCCGGGGTAGCGATCGCGGTTGCCGGGTCAACGGTGACCTCGTGGAATACCCCCGTCCGGTTGTAGGTTCCGCCGTTGTACCGCTCGCGGTTGTATCGCATGGGGATCACCGGTAAAATGTCGTATCGGTTGCCATCGCCCATTCGAGGATTTCACCCTGCACGGATTCGAGGTATGCAAGAACCCCCTCAAGCGTGGCGTAGGGTTTCGGCAGGGTCCACCAGATCGCCCGCTCGGAATAATTCCAGCTGGTATTCGGTTTCCCGGTCATGAGATCATCGGTCGTTACTTCTGTGATATTCCAGCGTACGAGGAGCCGGGCCTGCCCGTTCCGCACGTAGTCGAGGAATATTACTTCCGGTTCAGTGTTTGCGTTTGGCATTTTACTAATCTCCTAACGGTACTGCCAGGGCCGGCACTACTTCGAACGATTCATCCAAGAGAACAAGGATTGAAACTATAGGCCTTGAGCGTTCGAGATTTCCGGAAATCCTACCAGCACAGGGTTTTTCGTTGTTATGTTTTGCCAAGGGGCAAGGTTTCACGAGGTTTTTGATTGATAATACAAAGTTCGCTAGCTGACTCCCAATATTACGATTGACATTCGACGCTGCATTATTCAGATTCCAATTGAAGGTACTAGCATTGCTGAGATTATTCCAATTGCCCCTGAGTAGTGCTGAGTGTCCTCGCTGATAACCTTTTTTCACGTTATTAGTCCTCCCTTAAAAATTTTTTTATTTGAACGCCAGCCGACCCCCAATACTACGACCGACAGACGACGCAGCACCATGCAGACCCCAATTGAAAGCGCCCGCAAGCGCCGCATTATCCCAATAGCCGCCGAGCCGCGCCACATGATTGTCGGTTGCCTGGTAGTAGTAATCACAGAGGTACTGGTTGTCCGCTCCCCCAACTGTCAGCGGTAGAAAAGCGTAGTCAATGGTGGATGAGTACGCGATTGATACGGCATAGTTGTTGGACGCTGCCAGCGCGAATCCTGTATCCACGTAGGGATGAGCAAACGTATCACTTGCAAAGTCGTGATCGGCAATCCACGGGTTCCTATCGGCTTTGATATTCACCCCATCGACCCATTTCCAGAGGCTCCCCCAGAAATTCTCGATCCCGAAAAGGCTGAGCGCCTTGGCCGCTTGCGCCGTCTTGTAGTGCGTTACGAGCGGGCATTCTCCAGAAGCATTCCCGAGATCTACGCCGTTCGTACCGATACCGGCAGTATACCCAGTGTTGATCGCCATATTTGTCAGGCCATCGTCAGTGATATCCACCACGCCACGATAGATTGCCTGCGAGTTCAACGTCTGGTTCCGGATGATGAAAAGCATCTGAATAGCACTGACAGTATTGAAATCCAGCAATTCCCACCCTGCACCCCGGTTGTGGGCGAGTTGCCGGAATGCCGCCATTGTTGCACCGGTGTTGTTCCATCCCGAAGCCGGTTTGACTCCGGCAACCGAACAGAGGAGATCCCCGGTTGTCGCGGTGAAATCATACCCGGCGGCATCGTTCAGGACGTAACCGCCCGCGCCCGGCGTGGTCTTGACAATCGTTGAGGTCACACCAACGGCGGTTGGCATCAGGACAGTGGTCTTGAGTCCGGCGGCGGATGCGGTATACCTGACGTGGGAGGCATCAACCTTTGACACAGTCCACACAATCCCCTGATAATCGGTTTTGTTTCCCGCCGCAACCACCTTATCGACCACTCCCTCAATGCTGTCCGTGCTCAGTACTGCGACAGTAAATGCGTAGTTACCGTCAAGGGTGATCGTGAGGTTCCCATTGCTGGTCGGGACGTGCGTAACTTCAATCGTGTTAACCTCGATAGCGGAGGCCGTAACGTCGTAAACCGACCCCTCAAATGCGCTGACGTAGATGAAATCCTTTTCTACGCCGTCAACTATCCACGCAGGATGGGTTTTGAATCCGGGCAAGGGCACATATGAGAGCGGCCACCGGTATTTGTTTGTGAGGGAATACGCCGCATAATACATTTTCGGGAACTGCACCATCACCTGCCCATTGCTGCCAGTATACGAGAATCCAGCATCCCCGTAGTAGGCGGTGACCGTTCCGTCGTTGGCGAGATTACAGCGCCGGATCCTGCCGAATATCGGGTGCCTTGCCCAATCGGCTGACGAGAGCGTGATCGCCGTGCCCATCATATTGACAAGCGCGAGCGTCGGAGAGGTGGCGTTGGTGGTCCATTCAACCCCAATCGGCACATCGAACCCGGCGGCGGCTGCACGATCAGCGTAGGCAGTGGTGGAAAGTTTAGTGCTATTATCACCGATTGCCTGCGTGACCCCCGTGGTGCCCGTTGGCAGTGATGGCGTGCCGGTGAACGTCGGGGAGGCGAGAGGCGCTTTGTTGGTCTCGTGGTCCTCAATGTTCGCCTTGAACGCCGCACCGTCGTATTCCGTGAACTGACAGGATATTTGCGTACCTGCATCCCACGCCTTTTTAGCACCATACGTCCCGGTTTTATTCCATTCCCGGGTTACACTCGTCAGGTTCCCGGCTCCCGATGCTGCGGATTTCGCGCCGTAATAGATCGTCTCAGCAGTAGCACCGTATCCAATCGTGGCTTTTCCTGGGGCTGCCGGGAACACTCCAAGTTCGGCAACCGGGATCGTCGTGGCGGAATCTGTGATACCTGACGTTAGTGTCGTGTTGGGGCTGTTGACAAACCCGGCATACATGGGGAGTTGCGCCATGAGATCACCGGCTGAACGTCAGTTTCATCGTGAGTTGAACCGTTTCGCCCGCTTCAAAGTTCTTGTCGGAGGCGAACGCGTGGACCATCAGGAACTTTCCCCCAACGGCCAACTGGTTCGCACACCCGCAACCTTTTGCCGTCTTATTGGCGGTGATCGCGAATGTCTTTTGCCAGACGGCTTTGTACGATGCTTCATAGGAGACGGTTGCGAGTGCCCGCTCAAGCCCGCTGTCGGTGATCTCACTGGTAAGCGCCGTGGTGCCGGCGGCTTCGACCGTTACCCCCGCGTCCCAGGCCAGCCACGAGAAATACCCCGGGGTGCTCTGCGTGCAGTACCGGGCGAGATATTCGAGCCCGTCGTTGACCACGTAGACGCCCCAGATCAGCGGGGATGCCAGACAAAACGGGGGTCTTGCCGTGATATCCTCAACTCTGACAACCTGATCGCCGTGAGTCATAATGTTGACCGGTCGGACGGCGGTTTCTTTGTTCTTGATTGTTCCGTCGGCTCTGTACGTGATGCACTCAACTTCAAGTTCCCCGTGATGCATCTCGGTTTCGACCACGATCCCGGATCGAATCCTGTTTAAAAGTCTCTTAATTGTGTTCATGATGTCGTGTCCTTTACAAATGCGATCGTATACGGCCATACCCCGAACTGCGACCCGTACGCCTCGTTTACCGTCAGGGTGTCGATGGAGCAGTTGGTATAGGTCGTGCCATTCACCACGAGGGACGCCGATGTCCCAAGCGGGTTCAGTACCTTCGTTCTTCCGCACAGGAGCCGGGCCTTCCGGATCGGACCCTTCAAGGCTTCGAGGGCGGTAATCTCGCTATAATCCGTGGTGACGCATTCAAACTCAATCTCAAAACTGGTGACGTTCGAGGCGCCTTCCGCCGTTTGCCGGGTCACCCTCCTGGTGCTGACTGTCTTTCCGTCGAATGTGACAAGGGCGGTCATGTTGCGGTTGGCACCCCCGCCTGTATCCGCTTCTCTTTGCTGATCCCTCCGGCTGCTACACCGGGAACCCGCACGATATCCTTACCGTTGACCTGCACGATCACGTCGCCGTACTTGACGTTGGTGGCGGCTTCGCTGACCGATGCCTGGGCTTTTGCGATGTTCCGGTCCTGTGCCCGGATATCCTGTTTATGGGAGAGAGAGAGTTGCCGGATCTTGCTCATATCGCCGCCGGCGTTCTGGATGTTTTCGAGGTAGTCCTGGGTGGAGTACTCTTTAGCGTCCAGGGCGTCGCGGTACGTTTCAACGGCGCTGGTGAGATCGCCCTGTGCATCAATTTCTTTTGTGGTGAGATCAATAAGATCCAGTTTAGCCCTTCTCAGGTCGAACGAGGCGCTTGCAATCTCAGTATATGTAGCAGTGCCGCTGGATTGCAGACTTTTTAATTTTTTCTCAAGTTCTGGGATGGAGACTTCGGACATGTATTTGATCTCAGCGTCCTGCTCAGAAAGTCCGGCAAACGGATCACCAGATATTCCCGTCCATTTCTTCTGATTCTTGTCGAGTGAGGCAAGAGGGTTAATTGCCATCTTACCCCCGGTTCCCCGTGATTCAGTGACAGCCCCCATGACGCCCCCGGAAGTCGATGTCTCGGGCATTGCCATGTCGATCACCACGAGGCCGACTTTCGCCTTGACGACATCGAGTTGATACGCAACTTCTGCCCATTTGGTTTTGAACCGGTCGATCTTATCGAGGTCAGCCTGTGAGATCCCGGGTGAGGCTTTATCGTATGCTTCCAGAGCATCGCCGGACTCGTTGATCATTTCGGCAAGGTTCGTCCACGACCGGCCTAGGATTTCCTTGGCCGCAGCATCCTTTTCCTGCGCCGAGGGCATCTTATCAAATGACTCCAAAAGGGATTTCATCAGCGTGTCAGCGTCGACGTAATCTCCATTGACATCTTTTACAGTCACCCCCATATCAGTGAGGGTTTTGCGCAGGGCCTCGCCGTCGGTTGTGTTTGAGGTGATCCGGGCATTGAGATTCGCCATCGTGTATGTGAACGATCCGAAGTCAGTATCCGTTGCAATAGTGGCGGCCCGCCATCTCTGCGCCTGATCGGTGTTCATGCCGGTGACATACGAGAACTGCTGAATCTCGTCCTGATATTTTTCGGCGGTGTCAATAGTACTCTTGATGGCGAGTCCTACTGCGACAAAAGGGGCAACAGTACGCCCGATTGCAAGACCCCATTGTGCCATGTCAGAAGTGCTTCTGTTAGTCTCATCCCGCCATCCGATCAATCCCCCCTTCGCCTTGGCAAGACCCTGCTCGAACTGCGACGATTCCAGCGAGAGCCATACGCGGAGGCTACCAAAATCAGCCATGGACGTTCATCCTCCCGCCCATCGACGCCGTGAGTAGATTGAGTTTCATCAGTATGACCTCCGGACTATCGCCCTTAACCGGCACATCGCTCTCCTCTTCGGGTTCCGGGGGGAGCAGTAGGTAATCCGCCGGGGTTGCATTCTTAACACCATGAGCGGCGGCATAGAGAGCGCGGAATCGAGCATTGAGCGTGTCGAAGAATCGCAGATTATCCGTGTTCTCTTGTGCCCGTGCTGCGATTGCCTCGAAAATTTCCGCCGGTGTCATGGTCCACATCTCCGCATCTGTCAGGCCCAACCCGATAGCCCGGGATATACCCGTAGCCATCAGGTCAGTTAGTTTTTTGGCTGGTTCTCCTCAGATTTCTGGGTGTTTGTTGAACGACGGAACAACCCGCACAACACCAAGGCGTCAAGGATCGCCGTGTCGATTAGGCTGACATCTCCCCCATCCTGCATAAACGACATGAAGAGATCCCCCGCCTGCTCTTTCCCGGCATCGTGCAGCGGGAATGCGTGCACGAGTTCGCCTTTCTCGTTCTCCGCTCGCATCCCCCTCCAAAGAAATGCTTCCGTGGCTGTCAGCGATCCGAAAATGCCAGTTCTGGCAAAATGCCGGTATCCGATACCGAGCACATTTTCGATGGCTTTGATGTCGCCCCGGTCGAACCGTATTGAGGTCCCGGGACCGATCACCAGAGGTATGGAGCGATCAGCAGGCATAGTCGATCACCCTCATACGGTCCACGTCGGGACACCGGAGATCGTCATCACCAATTTTATTTTCAGGGCGCCGGTGCGATCGGGGGTGATCTTGTAGTCGGAACAGAACATTGTTGCTGCCCATGTCGAGGCCTCGGTGTTTGGAAGCGTCAGAGTCCCGGTCTTCTTAGTACCGGCGATACAGTCGGTGATTGCCTGCATCTGCCCGCTAGAATCTGTGGCTATGAGATTGCCGGTAAGGGTGATATCCCCACACGACGCAAGACCCGCGATGAACTCCTTAAAGTTGCCGCTTGAATCGTGGTTTGTGGTCTCGATCTTATCACGAGTTACCCCGAAGTCGTTGATCGTGTCGATTTCGGCAATGGCAGACGATCCCCATGTGAAGGTCGTGCCTTTACCTGCTTCTGCTGCTGATACTCCTGCTGTCATGATCTTTACCTTCTGATAAGCGTACTGAAATTAATTGAAAATTCTTTCCTGCCGTTCTCGTCGTCTCCCATTGGCATAGGTGATTGATTCGCTTGTACCAACAGGAAAAACGATCCCGAGAGGGTAGTGTTCGACAATCCATCCAATAAGTTAAACACGGACTCCGCCCGCGTCCTCCCGGTGCCGGCTGATGTGTCACGCACCCATACCTGGATGCCGGGCCGGACGTTGCCGCTGGTGTCATGCGTGCGTTGCGGGGGGCTGCCGGCGTACCCAAACACGCCGATGAGGTTGTCCGGTGTCGCGGGTTTCGTGTTGACAAAGATGGTCGTGCCCGCGGTGCCAAGCCCGTTTGAGGCGAGATATGCCGCTACGCACTGCTCGGGGGGGGTCATACGAACCGGCCCCCGAGATTCCCAAGCGATGACCGCCGGGATCTCATCATGCTGCTCATGTCCGGTACACCGGCCTGATACAGGCTGTCAATGTAAGAGACGATTTCTGGGATTATCTGGTCCTTGTGACGGTTGAACGGATCCTCCAAGAACTTCGCTTTACGCCCGGGTTTCGGATGGTAGAGGGTGAGATCCTCATGTTGTCGGAGCCCGTAATTATAATCCGCGCCTTCTCCCTTTTTGCTGTCGGACATCGCGTTATACCCGATCTGGAATCCTACAAGTCCGCCCTCTTCAAACGGTTCAACCGTGCCAGTTTGGAGTAAATGGGTAGTGTCCCACGGCACCTCTTCTTTTGACATTGACAAAATCTTCTCGGCATGGAGGCCCAGCCGGTCAAGCACCACGTCCGGCATGATTGCGATCTGGTTATCCAGTTTCATCATGAGATCTGCCGAACCTTCGAGCGTGAACGTCCCGATGTTGCCGTCAAACTTCTTGTCACCCTCGTAAGTGACATTGCCCGCCCACGCGTACTGCCCAACCATCAGGTACTAACCTCCCAGTGATCATTGATTCCAGTTTCGTTGTCAATCGCGTTTTCAATCGCAAGGATAATCGGTTGTTTGCTGCCCATGTCTGCCGGAAGGGTGATGCGGTCCCGCCCGAGAAGATCGAGCGATACAGACGAGGGAATGACGATGAGCGTAGTGCTGACAGCCTCTTTCCCTTGGAGCGAGACAACTTTTTTGATACGGAGATCGATCTTTGCCGATACCGTAGTACTGGCATTGTATGACGCATCTCCGTACTGATCGATGGAATTGAATCCTTCGATCGTTATCCGCTGGTTCATGAGACTGTCAAATTCGCCCATTGGTTACCCCTTCCAGAACTTATCCGCAATCCAGAGCGCGAGGCCCCACACGGCGATAAGTGCCGTTCCCCCTATGGCAAAGAACGCATCGTGCAACTTGACCTTATCCATGCAGGTACTCACGGCTTCCGGGGTAGGGTACCGGGCGGAGTTCAATCTCATCGTCTCGATCTGTGTCGCATAATTGGTTTGGAATTGCTCAATTTTCACGATGCTGCTTTCAATGTTTTCCAGTTTGATGCAGATCGTGTTAAGAGTCAACTCCTGAGTACATACGTGATCCTCCGTCATTCGTCCCTCGTCTCGTCTGAAAGTTCATAAGGCGTGCTCTGGTCAAGTCCGAGCCCGTCCATGTTCGCATCGTCGCGGGTGATGCCGTCAGTGCTGATTTCATCGACATCATACACCGGGTTTCTGACCGCATTGCAGAATGCCACATACTGATCAAGCCATGAGGTTTGACCGGTCTCCAGTTTCTTTGAGTATGAGCCTTTACCAAGCGATTCTGATACCTTGCCACTTTTACCCAAACGGGATGCTATGAGATGACACACATAGAGCGCCTGTGCATAGTTGCTCTGTGCGCTAGTGAATCCCGGATCGTCAAGCGTAACCTGTGCAGATGCAATATCCGCAAAGATCGCCCACGTCGCATATGTGATCGTGCCGGATGTCCCGATGGTGTAGGTGCTGATCGCCTCTACATTTCCGGATACATCGGTCACGGTCTCACCGGTCCCTGCCCGTTAGGTCTGTGGATCGCTTTCCATTCAGCAACACATTCGGGCCGGGCTTTCCATTCCTCGAACTTTGGGTATGAAAGCATGACCGGCCCCCGGTAACTCTCCCAACCCATGCCGTTAAACTTCTCGTCCATGTACTGTTCGATGTCAGTGAGTGCGAAGAGATCCGGGTTCTTGATGGCGTCCTTTACGATGTCCTGGATTGCTCGGAATACCACCATGCGGTACCAGACATCCTCTTTCATCAGGAACAACACGATATCCGCACCCATGCCCCCGATCTCCTGTTTGCGTTCTGCGTCGTTGTCATTGAGATGGATCTTAAATGACTCTTTGATCACTCGGTCAAGGTTTGCCATGCGAGGGTCATCGTAGACGTATGGGGTTTTGTCGTACCGGGGGATCTCCTTATCGTGGATCCTCCGGAGCACGGAAAGAATGCCTTTCTTGATGGTTTCCTGAAAGAACTTTCCCAGTGAAGTGGTGTAACAGTTGTGCACGAACCCCACACGGGAAGCGTTCGGTGTTGCTGGCTGAACTCCAAGAAGAGACGCGGATGCCACGGGTTAACCCCCGCGATACTTTGCCGTGATTCCTGCCGCTGTTGCGCCGCCTGAGTACGCGACAAGCATGAGCCGGATGTAATTCAGAGGGGTGTTTTTGACGGTGATCGCGTACGTGCCGATCTGCGTGTACTGGATGTTCCCAGATATGTCTGGATTGCCATTGCCCGACGGGTCGATGCCGAAGAATGCAGATCCGTCAAGGGACCCCTGAACACGGACATTTAACGCAGTAGCTGATGGGTTGGTGATCGCGATCGTGTGATTATTTCGGTTGGCGCAGGAGACCCATGAAGTAGTATTCCCGCTCGCATCCAGCGTTTCCGGGAATGTATAATCAGAGAATCCTTTATTATCCACTGCTGCTGCAACCATTCAGATCACGCCTTTCTTCGCCGTTTGTCTACCTTCTGTTCCGGGGGATCTCCCTGCGGTTGTTCTGGAGAGGGTACGATCGTTTCATCAACGACCTTTGTGGGAACGGATTCCGGGCTCATCTCTTCGAGCGGTTTAGGAGAGGTAACCGGGACGTTCTCTTTCGCAATACCGCCACGGATCAAGATTGCTGCCTCATCCTTCCCCGTCTCGAACGGCTCATTCTCTTTTACGAGCCTGCCGTCTGCGAGGTTACAGCGGCCTACCAAACAAATAAGTGAGGTCATGGTTAGACCTCGCTTAGATGTTGCTGATCTTGGAGACCGCTACATCGGTACCGGTGCCGCTTGAGCTCTGGTGCTTGAACCGGACTCCCAGACGGGTGATCTGCCGAACTCCGACATCAGACGTCTTGCTGTTGTCGATGTAGTACACGTCGTGCTGCGGGGGAACCGTTTCGACGATATCGAAGAACTTGCGATTGACATCAAGCGGTGCCGGGAAGCACAGGCCATAGTCAACTGTGACGTTGCTGTTCTTGACAACACGCCCCCCGGTTCCGAGTGCCTTCATGACTTCCGTCATTTCGACAACGCCGGAGCTGATGGAGCTGGCAAGCTGGGAGTACTGGGTCTTGTTCAGTGCGAGGATGTGCCCCGGGGAGTAGACGCCCGCATCTTCCAGATCGGCGATTGCTGCATTGACGCTCTTAAGAGCGTTGCCGAACGTGCTGAAGTCAGCGCCGGTGGTTGCGGTTCCTGCGACCTGGTAGAGACCCTTGATATCGTAGGTAGCACCATTCTGTGCCCATCCCTGGTAGATGATCGTGTCAATGGCCTTCTGGATATTGCCGGTCATCTCAAAGGCGAGATCGTTGCTGATCGGGACGCCGTTCTCGGTGTATGCTTCCCAATCGGTTCTCTTGATTACCGCGTCATCCTGGATTACTGCGATCTTGGTGTCAAACCCGGTGAGGTCCACGCCATCGGCAGCAGTTTTCAGGATTTCAAAGCCGATCTTTGCCGCACCACGGGACGCATAGCCCATGATCCGGACGGCAGACTTCCCAAGTCCACGGTAATCGGTGTTCAGCGGGAGCAGGGACATGCCGCTCGGGGTCTCGCGCAGGACAGGGACGATTGCCTTGTCAAACTGGCGGGTCAGGGTGTAGAGTTCATTTGCCATTATAACCACTCCATCCAGCAGGCCACAGCAACAGTGCCGGTGGGGGCTGAGACTGATTCAAGTGCGCGGGCGAGCGGGCGCTGCTGGTAAGTTCCAACACCAACACCGACGAACTGTGAGAAGTTGCCACTGGTATCGGCTGCAAGGTGCGTGAGTTCCATACCTGGCGTGATTGCTGCGCCTGCAATGACCCATCCGCGGAACCGCATCCCGGGCGTGTTGTGGACTGCCACATGATCGCCGACTGCGTAGATCGTGTCGCGGGTTGCCGGCTTGAATGCAAGAGGTGTTTTCTCGTACCCGATGATACCGACATTGCCGGAAACATCGTTTGCGCCTGCAATATCAATCGAACCGTCGTACGTGCTGTACTTGACGAGCTTACCCGGGACCAGATAGGTCACGGTTGCCGCCGCTGCGACTTTGCCGAACATCGGTCCCACATACTCGTCTCCCTGGACCACATCGATCGAGGGTTTCCTGAACAAGAGATCGCTTGCCATTATTCAAACCTCCCCGTGTCAACGTTGAGTTTTCCGCGGGCCGCCCCAGTGTCAAACGGCTTTTCCTCATCGCCTGCGAGGTTGCCTACCGCTTCAGCTCCCCTTGCGGGCGCTGGTTTCACGGTCTGAAGGTTGCCGATATGCGCCATGAGCCATCCGGCATTATCCTTCTCAAAGGCTGCACGTTCGACCGCTTCCTTTTCCTTGTGGAACAGACCGGGCTGGTGCAGGTTCTTTACCTCAGTCCAGCGTGCCTCTTTTGCGGCGGTTTCCCGCTCTGCCATCAGGTTATCAAGCGCGGTTTTGCTCTCTTTAAGGGCCGCGTTCTCCTGAGTGAGTGCGGCGATCTGTGCATCCCGCTTTGTGATCTCACTGGTGAGGTTGTCAACAGTGACTTTAAGCGGGTTCTCTTTTGGGGTGACGTGCTCAAGGATCTTTGAGAACATACCCTCGACTTTTTCGTCTGTCATAGTTTCCTCTGATAAGTTGTTCACCATCGCTCCGCCATCGTTGGCAGTAGCAGGTGTGCCAAAAGCGGTATTCTCGTTGCGCAGGAAATAGAGTACGTGATTGGGGATTACGGGCCCCGACATACTGCCATCGGGCGAGATCGTCGCATCAAACCCGGTACTTAATGAGAGTTTTCCCTCACTGGCGTACCGGTCCACTTCCTGATCAGTAAAAACCGCTTTTGTGATTGCACGAGGTTCTCCGGGCCCGTTGCCGATCACCTTTGTTTCCGAGTGATGACCGACTATCCGAAACCCGAGCCGCCGCGCCTCACTCTGAGGATCACGGGCGAAGGCGACATGATCAACGTGCTGAACAGGGACACCGGGGGGCACAAATACCGCTAATGTGCGGTCCCATGCCTGCTCGGTGCCGGTGAAATTGTCAATAGCATACTTCAGGCGTCCACCGGATACTCCCGCGTAAGGCAGAGAGGTATCAAGCCGCTGAAGCGTGATATCGTGTAATGAATGGTTAGAAAAGGAGCCCTCGTTGTTTACAGGTTGTAAGGGGCTTGCGCTGTCAGTATTAGCAGGCATTAAGAATGTATATTACTGATAGTAATTTATAACAACGAGAAAAAGAGAGATATTGAGGATTATGGTGCTTTTCTTGGAGTGTTGATATCCCATATTGGGGGATAGAATTTAAATTGTAAATTTCCACTGTAGTGGGTGTGCGGTTCAGAATTGTCACAATTACACCCTTCTATGGTTTCAGAAGATCCGATAACTGTAATTGCGCCCCCAACCATAGAATTAAGAATTGCACGGTTTGCCTTATCGCTGGTAACGTTCAGATACTCTGCAACAACGGGGGTAGCTTTGTCGAGCCAAAACGGTTCTTCGCCGTATTTTTCCCATAAGATATCTAATGCGAATTTCATAATTTCGCCTTTGTCTCCGCTTTCTTCCGCATCTCTGCATATTCCGGAGTACCCCGGAACAAATACACTGTGTTCCTGCTCCGCGTGCCGTTGTTGACACCCTTAAACAGTGCATTCAGGGACCGGGCGCAATCCTTATGCGAGAGTTCGACAAATTGGGCAATGTACCATTTCTCTGCGTGGCTTAAGGGGATCTGGTTCGGGAATGTCATTCTGGGTTTCCTCCGAAATTAATCACGGGCTCGCAGTAGTGATGGCAGTTCGGAAGGTCCAACTCTGCCCATACCGGATCATCAAGATCAAATTCCTTGCCGTCCATCTCCTCGTGCCAGTCGCGGGGGTTTTCGTGTGGGCCGGGGGATCTCCATACCCCGCGCTGCACTCGCTCATGGTTAAACCGTTCAAACGTGCCCTTATTGTATAGCGCCTTGGTCTCTACCTTTGCCACGAGTTTAGCGGAATGCTCCTGCATTGCGAAGACATCGGCAAGCTCTTTCTCAGGTACCGTGCCGTTCTTCATGGCATCCTGGATGATGCTGCCAACCCGCTCTTTATCCGCGTCGATCATATCAGAGAGCCACGGCTTGAAAACCCGGCGGGCTATGCCATCCTCGCCGATAACCGTAATATCCGATCCCCCAAACCTCTCCAATGTCTGACGGTAATCCAGCGTTGCCGATACTGCCCGGGAGTTGATGAGGTTGAAATTCAGCGGGATCCGGAGCAGGTTAGAGGCCCGGACTTCACCCGCGATCAGGGCATCCGCTGCGTTGTTGGTGAGCGCATCGATGAACGATGATTTCATGATCTGATAGGCTTTATCGATGGTATCTGGGGGAGGTGCCATTTACTGCTTCACTTCCCCGATCTTCCCCATTACTATCCGCTTCACATCCGCCGCACATTGCCGGGTCATCATTTCCCCCCACGAATACCTTTAATTTTCTTAAGGTAACCTCTATCCTCATACGAATCCCCAGTTAAATCTCTCCTACAATCATCATCGCAGGGGGGTCTGCCGAAATCAAGCCCGTTTGTATTTGGTACCGGTATGCTTTTTTGAGGTGTTTGAGGTGTTGCTGGAATATTACCAACCGCCTTGTATTTGGGCGTGTATGTCGGGGGTGTGTACGACGGGATACCGTTATCAATAGTTTCCCTTACTATCCTTTTAACGTCCGTGGCGCATTGCCGGGTTGCTGCCAACAGTTCCGCCTCTACCTGCGAGAGTGCTTCCGTGCGCTGTACCGGGCTCTGGATGTTGCCAATCGGATACTCTGTGCCCGTGCTAGAGTTCGTGCCTGCCATCCCAAACGGATTATTCTGTGCCGGCTTCCGCTTCTCATACTCCGCGTCCATCTTCGCCTCATCCTCTGGTGTCAACTCTGGAAGGTCGAGGTTCGGGTATAACTGCCGGGCCTCGGTGCGGGAAATCTGCCCGTTCTTATTCGCTTCCGTGATCTCTGCGAGTGTCTGGGCGTCGTTCTTAGTCTCCGGGCGAGGGAATCTTACTTCGGCTGAGTACCCGACAAATCCATTGACATTAAGCCAGATGTTGAGCAGGACTTCGCCCAATCCGTTTTCAAGCCGTGAGAGAACCGATACGGTCCGGTTGTTGATCAGCCGTTCCGCCCCGGTATCAGCACCCCCGATGCTGTTCCCCTCTTTCTGGAGGAATGACGCCGGGTTATAGAAGCCATTGATCCGCTTCTGGAGCCATGCAAGCCGCTCCTCTGCCGTTTGGCTCTCTACAAGGTGCGGGTCCACTGGGAGCATGTCTTTGGTGAGCAGGAAACCGGTATCCTTGCCCCATTTCTGCACAACGTTCTTTGCGTACTCCTCAATCTTTGCGGTAAGGGCGGTCTGGATTTGCAGCATCAGGATGGGGGATGCGATCCGGTTCATCTTCTGGTTCCAGGCTTTGTCAGCGTAGTTATAATTGGTGATGAGGGATATTACTGGCAGGCATCCGGGTTTCCCACTCGGTTTCGGTGTCACCGGATCCCGCACGATGATCCATGATGGGAGATTGGGGGTCTGCGGAATCTCAATCGGCGTGCTGCGGTCGTCCTGCTTCTGGAAGATCCTTATTTCACCGGTGCTCTTGTCAATCACAATGCCCGGCATAATATCATTGTACACGTCCATGAATCCGGTCGGGAGATCCCGGAAGCTGTTCCACGGCAGATTCCGCAGTTCGACAGGGCATACCCCCGTTACGCCTTCAATCGTGCCCCACCCGGGCGACCATACCGAGCAGCCGCCAAGCTCCTGATCGTAGAATGCCCGAATGTGGGCCGGGTAAAACTCGCAGACTTTGGCGATCTGCTGGCCCTGTTTGCTCAGCTCATCATCGATGTTACCTTCTGGATCCTTGACCGTGACCCACGGGGTAGGGTGATCCTCATGGCTGGTGAAGATGAGTTCAACGCAGTTCTTAAGAGGCTCTGCAAGCAAAGCGTTGTCAGCGTAAGATTCTATAAGCGCAGTATCCACTTTGGGCCATACCCATTTAAAAGAAGATGAGGTATAGACTTCCGATCCTGTGCTCTCCTGCGATATCTTCGCGCCCGTTTGTGCCGGCTGTTGGATGTTGTTAACAGCGTTAACGGGTTTCCTGTGCTTGTTTCGGGTCATGTTTTACCCACCATTGGTGTGATCAAAAATTTTCCCGTTCCGATTATTTCCACTTTCGTAAGAGGATACGCTTCTTTCTGATCGGCTTGTTCTTTCTCGATCTGTTCTACCCGCTTTTCAATGGTCGTGAGTTTTTCAGGGGAGGGGTGATCGTGATTGCTCATTCGTTTCAGTAAAAATTCAACCGATTCCACAAGCCACACAAGACGCTCTTTATCTTTTATGTGTTCTTTTTCAAAATGAGTATTCCGGTAGCTGAGCAGTTCATCCGTGATATCAAGAAGATACGCAAACCTGCTTTCAGGATCGCACATGTTATACTCACGAACACGGACACTTCCCGGGTATGATGGGAGAGTGCGGGTTGTCGGTTCCGGCTTCGCGTCGAACTCTCCATTTGCAATGCGTCCTATCATCTGTTCTGCAAGATGTTCACGATCCGGCCAATGTCCATCGGCTTCTAATCGGATCGCTTTCAGTTCCTTTAATAGTGCCTTCTTGTCAATCAAATCGCTCATAATCCAGCCTCTGTGCGTGCTTCTTTTTGTATTCTGATCAGCAATTCTTTGAGATCCGATATCTGTTTTTGTAGATCGTTGCTTTTTATGTACGGACTATCATCAGTAACGATTGCCCCGCCGGGATAACAGGGTAAAGAGTTAAAATACCGTTCGTATTCTCTCTCCATCACCCAGATCCGAAAAGTGATATCGGATATCAATAATTTGTTAATAATTTCTTCAGTAACCATACCTATCCTTCCTATCCTCATCCATACTGATCCCTCCGAACGATGCCATCTCATCGGGAATGTTCGCAGTATCCCCTTCCTGTGTCAGATCCGTAAAGGCTCCGCTCAGTACATCGACTATATCGTCATTATCGCCATTAGGAAATAAAGATACCTCATCCAGAAACTCAGCGTTCCAATGCCCTTTGATTAGAATGACGTTTCCCGCCTCAGCTGCTGCCGATACCGGCTGAGCTCTTACCTCTTTGGGGCCTGTTGACGGGATGCCTTTGAAATCGTAGCCTTCCAACACCTTCCTGGCATAGTGATCGATAGTGTTCTTACCTGATGACCCGGGCTCCTGCTCCATCCTGACCTTATAATCATACCCGTCAATCTGGGCCGTCTGTTTTACCAGCGCCTCAACTCCCGCCGGGCTCTCTCTCGCTCTTTGGAGATCAAGGACATAAAACCGCCCGTCTTTCTTACCGAGCGATAACCCGGCGGTATAATCGCCTTTGTTCTGCGATGCTGCGAGATCCCAACGCCTGCAATATGCAGCCAGTCCAACCGGGGCCGCGTCGATGATCGGGAACCATTGCCGTTTGAACATCCCCCCCTCTTGTGGCGTTGGCCTCTGCTGGTATAGTGCCGTCCAATAATAAGATCCAACGGTGCGCTTAATCTTTTCAAGCTCCGGAATGCCGAACCGTTCCGGCCAAAGTGGAGCCCCCACGACGCGCCCTATTTGGTCGTTCTCTTCAGCGATTGCCGGGAGATTGACAACTTCCCACTTCTCCCCGCCTTGTTCCGAATCAGTAAGGATCTTACCCGCGAGATCTGCCTGGTTCCACCGGGTTTGGATTAGAATTATGGCCCCGTTAGGTTCCAATCGGGTATAGAGCGTTGACTGATACCATTCCCACGCCTTATCCTTATAGGTCTTGCTGCTTGCCTGTTCTGCGTTCTTTACCGGGTCGTCAATGATAACAAGATCGGCACCTTTACCCGTAATGGGACCCCCCACACCAGCAGTTACCATTCCTCCAACGTGCCCTTTGATATCCCATCGTGACGCGCTGGATGAATCTGGCATTACCTCAACCTTCTCGACAAAGGATAATGTGCCGTGCTCTTCTATGAGTTCCCGGGCACGTCTCCCCCATTGTGCAGCAAAATCCGCTTCATAAGATGTTAGGATGACGCGCCTATCCGGGAATGTTCCGAGATACCACGCCGCGAAATACTTACTTATAAACTCGCTTTTCCCGTGGCGCGGGGGAAGGAACACCATTAACCGTTTGCATTTACCTGCTGCAACATCCAATAGACGATCATTCAGGTATTCCAGATGTTTCGGGCATGTCCATCTTCCCATACTGGCTTTCCGTGCGAATACCCTAGGACTAACCGGCAATTTCAGCATAGATCCTCCGTTCGTATTCCCGGTATGATTCCGTGCCTATGATCTTCTCTGGGTCAATCATGATGCCGATATTAACCACGGGTTGATCGCCTTTGAGTTCTCCGGTTAAGGTTGCCATCATCTTGATAGTTTCCCGGACTTCCCGGATTGCAGAGCACATATCACGGATAGTTCCTGAAGTCTCAGCAGCATCAAGGATCTTAATTGCACGGTCTTCTAGATCCTTTACTTTATCGAATAACGACTTTGCTTCTTTGATATCTTTGACTTCAACCGCTTTGATTGCCTTATCTGATAGGTGATTGTTCTTTACATGCCGTTTTAATGAAGACTCTGTTACTTTGTATTGGGTCGCTATGCGTTCGATTGAATCGTTTTTTAACGTCAGTGCTAAATCGATCTCGTTTCGTTTTTTATGGGTACAGATTGAGCACTTCCTAGGCATTTTTAAAACCCCAAATTAAAAAGAGCGCACATTTAAAAAGTGAATGGTTTTTTAAGGGTATTAAATGTTTTGTTTATTTTGTCTTTTGCTCTGCTAATGCCTGTACACCATAATAAAACACGTCCTTGACTTTATAGGAGGGGTGCTCTCGCATTATATCCGCAACCATTGTTTGAATAGATGATGGATACATGCTGAGTAACTCTACTGCGAGCGCTTCCATGCGTTCCCGTTTGGCTTTGTCAGAATCCACAATTACGGGGGAAACTGGAAGAGGAATCTTTGCGGGCTCTGGATCTGGTTGAACCGTTTGGGGTTCCACTTTCTCTTCAACGATTGCGGGGGTTTCTTCGGGGGTTGGTTTGTTTTTCCGCTGTTCTGCATATTTCTTTGATAGTTCCCCCCGCACTTCCATCTCTGCTTTTTCGATTACCTTCTTGATCTCCCGTTCTGTAAGTTTTTTCTCTTTTAAAATTTGGCCTGTTACGGGGTGTTTGTTTGAATCGAACGCTTTTGAGATGGACGATATGGCTTTTTCTCTTACCGGGTCGTCCCGAATATCAATTAGAGCCATTATTGCGCGAGTTGAACAATTGGACATGTCCTCATGATCAACACAGAACGCGGCGGCTTTCTTTACATCTGATACCGTGTCTTTACCCAATCCGCATTTTTCGGCGGCCTCGTCAATGTGCTCCCGGCACCACTGAGATCTCACGCTGCCACAACCTCTCCGTTCTTGTTGAGTTTCAATGGGAATCTCTCTTCTTTTGATACCTTTAATTGCGCGACTGGTTTTCTTTTGCAGAAGTTCCATACGGCAGACTCTGCCCGAAGATATAATTCAGGTCTTGATAAATTTCCCCGCTCTCTGACAGAGATCATATAATTTCTCAGCCGTATGGCTCCAGAATCTTCTCTCGAATATGTTTCACCACTTTGTAAAACTTCTATAAAATGTTTCAATCTATCAGGATCCTGTGAGTAATAGGCACGGGCAACAACTCCTAATATGATTGTTGTCACAAATCGGTTGTGCCCGCATCCCAGCCCGGCTGCAAAATTTAGAGCGGATTCGTATTTTAAAACCATATCTTTTTTGTCCTGATATGATTTATAAAAATCACCAAAACTTGAATTTTCCACTCCTTTAATACCGTGCTCTAATATTGGAGGAAGAGAGAAATGATATTTGCTGAAACAATCGCCTTCTGCCTTGGATATTTGGTCATTTCTCCATGGGGTTGCCATGTTGATCCCACGCAGACTTTCTTTAGGATATCCCGTTGTAACAACAAACAATACCGGAACATTTGCAATTATTACTGCATTTAATCGGTGGTTTGCATCCAATAAATTCCCATCAACATCAAATTTTATGTTCTCTGATAAATACCATCTGCCAGCGATCATTTCGCGTGCATACGCTTCACATTTTGTTTTTATTAGTTTGCGGTTTCCGTGAGAATGCGAAAGATATTCTTTTGCAATTTCGGGAGTGACAAGAACTTCTTTTGTTTGCGTCATTTCTTGATCACCGTTGCGCCATCGTATCCACATGCTCTACACTTTACCGAACCGTCTTTCCTGAAGTAGATCGTTTTCCTCTTACAGTTCGGACAGACTGGGATCTCTCCCGGTTTCTCTGTCATGCTTTAAAATAGTAATTATTTGTATTTATATGTTTTTAAAGTTCATTCGCTCACGTTCTCCGGTTCAGTTCTGTGATCTCGTGCTCCATCGTTGAAATGTTATCCAGTTTTTCCAGTACCTGCATCTGCAAGTTCAGCACCGAGTCTTGGAGTTTCCGGATCCGCTTCGCGCCTTTGGCATCGCTGAGGGTTGGGCCGGTCTTCATGCCAACCTCCCAAACCAATCAACGAAGCGATCTGAAGTCATGAGAATGCCTGCAATGACTTGATCCCCATACCTCATTTCCATTGTCATTCAAACACCATGCATTCCCACCAGATGATATAATTATCATTATCTGTGGCGATGAGACATCCCATATGTTCAAACCGTTCCTCGTCGCTCATACCCAATTCCTCCCTGAAAACATACTCCTGTCAATTGCCTCCCATCTCTCGCGCCGTTCCGGATCGGCCCGGGCTTTCATCTTGTCGATCCTACTACATCCAAGCGCATTATTGCAGGTATCGCAATCATCGGTTGTCATGGGTTGAAATCCTCAAGAGGACAACAATCAGGAATTTTCCTCTGCGTGAAATCGAATATAAGATCATCGCATGGTCCCGCATCATACAGTTTGCGCTCTAATTTTCCGCACCAGATTGATTCCTGATCTTCATAATTGTGAAAGAAATTGGGGCATCTGCTATTACAAAAGTTTAAAACGATTTTACATTCTTTTTGCATAATCCCGCACCTTTTAAACCGCTCTTCGATCTGTTCGTAATATTGCTCTTTTAATTCTCTTGGGGATGGTACGCGGTCTTGAACTTCCTCGATCTCATGCTGCATACAATACCGCTTATCCATCAGGATCGTGATCTGCTCGTCAATATCTGCAATTCCTTTTTCCAGGAATCGGATCCGGGCCGGTCCTTTGGCATCCGCAAGCGTTGGGCCCGGGGTTATGCCTTCCGCCATTCGTAGATCCCCCAAATCGCAAGAGCAACGTAGACCAAGAATAAGGCCGATTGCGCGTAAGCTCCGATAATGAAATCGTAAATACACCATGCCGAGTTTGTGAAGAACCAGAGGACAAAACACCATTGCAGTTTCTTGATGTTTGCCACAGTCCCGATAATTGAGGCCAGAGTTACCAGCCACATGAATTCCTCTGTCATGAAAGCAACCGGCCGGTGTGACCCGGCGAGGATCCCGTATCAGGGGCCCACCTCATTAATTTTCGGTTGCAAATTAAATCCCCGTCAGAGGAAAGGAGGTGATATTATATTCCGTTGTGCCGCTCGGTGAGATGAGAGGGCAAGGGTAGAAGACGAATGCCATATGTGGAAACCAGGATACTGTGTGCTGCATGAGGAATGTTCTCAGGTTCTGTGCATGTCCTTGACGGGGGTGGCACGATGGCCGAAGGGGCCCGGGCGATTCGGTCGCACCGTCTGGGTTTCCTGGTAAGGAACGCGGGCCCCGGGAGTTCTTATGGGATATACTTTACGAATAGGTACAGGCCGGCCAAGGTCATGATCCCGCATGTGATTAGGATGAGCCTGTACCTGAGCATTATACCACTCCGATCGTTTTTGCACCGAGCCCGGCAAGGACCAGCGCAACCGTTGGCCATTGGCACTTAACCACGTTCGCAACCATTGCGGGCGTGTTGAAGTACTGCGCCTCATCCTGCCATAGCGGCGGGCAGTCGGGCACCTGTCCGAGTGTCGCGGCTTTGAACCCGGCAGAGATCCCGGTGAGGAAGATATGCCATTCCCGGTACGTGCTGCAAAAACCGTCAGCCTCCCCGGTGAACTTCCCGATCAATTTCCCGATGAACATTCCTTCTGCACGCTCTCCGGGGCTGTCATAGGGGTCGTAATCGTAGCCGGGCCGGCCGGTTGTTGCTGTCACGGTCACGGGCGGGGAGTACGGTACGGTTACTGTGGTCGCAACGGCACCATATGGGGTTGATGGAATCTTCTCGTCAGTCATATGGGGTTATTCCCCCTCATCCGGGGGTGGAGCGATTGGTCCTTTTGTGATCATGAAGCTGAACTCTGCCACCTGCCCCCCGGCTTCCGGTGAGAAATCACGCGCTGCGAGAACCTGGTCGGCTGATGCGGTGCCGGCTGCCGGAGCCTTCCGTGGCGCTACCTTCACGAGAACGTTGTGCTTCCCGTACTTCGAGTACTGGGTGTATCCCGGGGGTCTTGCCGCACCGAACCATACAATCCCGCGGGTTGCCTGGTCTACCGGGTAATCAGTCACCTGTTCGACGATGTGGGGGTCGTGGAGGGTGCTCTCCTGCTCGTTGTCGAAGACCACATCAATGATCATGCTGTCCTTTGTCAGGGCAGCGGGGCCGGTTGCGATCTTCAGGCCGAAGATGATACCATTCGGGAGCCGCTGGAAGATCTCACGGTTGATCGCCTTGAGCGGGATGTAATCCCCACCTGCGCCTGAATAGCCGGCCATGAACAGGCCGATCGGGGTTGCGATTGGTTCTTTTGACATTTTTATATCTCCTTAAGCGCTTATGGACTCAGGTATTCCCTTCATTGTCCAATAATATCTGATTGATCTCTTTAAGGGCATTGCAATAGGCACTGAATGCCTCCGTCTCGTTGGTGAACGCACCCAATCTTTTGGCTTTTCCATTTATCCAGATCTGAGACGTCCACAATTTTCTTTTTTTGCTCCAAGAAACACCCGGATAAATACTGCTTTTTTTGATGTGTAAATTTTGGAGATTTTGTCTACGAGTGACGAATCGCAGGTTGCTCCTTTGGTTATTGAGACCGTCCCCGTCAATATGATCTATCTCAAATCCCGACTTATGACCCAAAACATCATTATGCATCCTTGTTAATTTTTCACGGGAACCTTTTGGGTGTCTTACTGCATAAAAGGTTAGACTGTGTTTATGTGCAGCCCATCGATAACTATTAATATTTTTAAAATCTTCGTCGTCAACTAATGCTATTTTCCCTTGCGTTAATTTTATTTCTTTTACCATTTGGGATCGCTCTTTCCCGGGTATGGTGCCGGGACACCTTGACATACGATAATTGATAGATGAGAGATATTAAGGTTTCCCTTTTATCTCACCTTAATCTGTATCGAACCACGCAGTATTCTCATCACATTGATCGATGTAATTCACCCCATATTTTGAGGCGATGCTGATAAAATTTTCATAAGATATCAGATCTCTTTTTTGTTGGAGTATCTGACGTAGTCTCGCTTTTTCGGGTTCAAGAGTGCCACGAGAATAATATTTCTTTTCGAGATCGGAAATCTCACCATACAGTGTACTAAGCACTCCCTTAATCTCGGAGAGGGGGGCTTGTTCCCCAACAAACACACCCAATATGTGGTAATTTGAATATGATCCGGCCGTAACAAAAAGAATGTCCATCGTCTCACTCCCCTTCGTAAGGTAAGACCCATAATGATTTGTGGGGTTCCCCCGGTGCAAGGTGCTGTTTATGCGCCGGGTGCAGCTTGAATCCTTTTTTCGGGGGTTTGTACTCATCCGACGTATACATGCACTTCTCATCAATCCGCCCGCCTTCACGCTCCACCCGGGCGAGTTCCTCCGGGTTGTAATAGACGAAGGGTAATCGAATCCATGTCATGCCGTCACTATCAACCTGTATCTGGTCTGTCATCGTCTCACACCTCCTCTATTGTAATTCTCACTTTTTTCCCGACATATTGATCGAGATTCAGATAATACCCATCCACGGAATATATCGTTTTTTCAAAAATTGACATATGATCGATTATCGTGTCGGATTCTATTGTGCCGATTATCTCCATCATTCACACCTTCAGAATTATTATTTTCGAGATTTTCCCGATAACTTCGACCTCAATTTTACAATCACCGGGGTATTCGATCTTTGTCAAGGTGATGCCGTCCGGGGTTTCGAGGGAATAATCCTCACAATAAGATCCGTCCTCTCTAATATGACTCATCCGTTCACACCTTCTCTTTCCCGGCGTTAAGACACCACGAACAAACAGCATATGCTACAATTTTTATGCGGTCGCCACATTGCCACCATTTTTTACGGCAGGAATGACAGGCAAGCGTATTGAGATTCAATTCTTCGCCTCCAGCCATCGAGGGAGTTTTTCCCGATCAATATTCGGACCCGACCAGCTCGGAACAACGGTCATGACGCGATCCGCTTCCTCCGATCCGCACCGCTGGCACCGGAGATAATATGACCTCTCGATGATCACGTCCTCGTGATGGTTGCCGATCTTCTCCTCAGCGCGAATGATGTGAAAAAGTTCATTGCCGCAATTTTCACATCTGAAGAACAAACGGCACCCGTATGGCTCGCCGTGCGCGATGGCGTTTGCTAACGATAATTCCCGGTTACTCACTTCTTCAACCTCCTTTGAAGTTCCGCGATCAGTTCATCGTCGGTGAATTGGCTGATGAATTTTGCCGTTTGGGGCATGTACGTATTCCACCCGGGGATTTCATAGAAAGAATATCGACACCCATAACAGAGTGATTGGGGGCAGGGAATTCCCGGGGGTTTCGAGCATCCCATCAGCTCACCACTCTCCTCAAATACCACTCTGTCGCTATGCCGGTATCCTCGTTCCCGTTGCTGGTGAGGATGAGCCGGACCCGGTCACTCTTGCTGAATGCCTCCGCTATGAGCTGCCGGACGAGCGGGAAATTACGGATTGTGGGGTAATTGGCGTCGAGCAGCACGCTCTCTTCGCGGGCAGCGGGGCAACAATCTGGAATTTCCGGATAGTTGGCCGGCTGTTGGAATGCGTCGATGGTGGCGTTCATGCTTCCACCCATGCAGTGATGAGGGCGATCTGCCCCGGTTTCAGGTCCGTGCAGTTCTGGGAGCGCTCTACGATCCGGACCGGGCAGACGCCCCGCTTACCGCAATCGGTGCCGGGCTTGTGATAGGGGCATGGGGTCATGGCTGCACCTTCCGGGCCTGAATCCGGCCGACTTCCCGTTCTGCCTGGGCGAGCAAGCTGTTGACACAATAGTCCCGGAGGGTGAGGGCCTCATCAATGCGATCGATGGCCTCCTCCGGCCGGTCTGCCGAAAATGCGATGTGGATCCGGGAGCCCGCCTTGCCAACCTCAACAAAGTCCGGGTATCGTTCGTGGTCGGTATGGATCACGTCTTCGTGTATATTGGGGCGCATCATTTCCGCTCCCCTCCGGTGCTCTGGCTCTGGCGCAGGGATTCTATTTTTAGCAACACGGTATTGTAAGGATCACAGTCTTCTGGATCATCATTTGCATTACTGCCGCTACACGTACCATAATATTTGCGCTTTTTTCGAAGCCATG